CTCAAACAATTTTTTTTAGTTTTAGGAGGATTTACTACAATGAGAAATTCAAAGATTCTTAAGGTTGCTATCTGCTCCGCACTCGTAGCTTCTGTTGCTGCTACAGCTGCTATCTCAGCTTCTGCTGCTGTAACACTTCCCAGCACTAATGTTGGTATTTCAGGTGCTTTCACAGGTTGGGCTGTAGGTGCTGATATCCCTATGACAGATGACGACGGTGACGGCGTATACGAGGGAGTTGTAGATCTTGAGTCTGTAAAGGCTGACTGGATCACAGAATGGAGCAAGGATGACGTTTCAACAGGTGAAAAGCACATTCAGTTCAAGGTTCGTCTTGACAATGACTGGGCTACAAACTGGGGTAACTACGAGCCTGAGCACGTTCGTGTATTCGACTCACAGTGCAACCTCGCTATCCTTGAGGACGTTAAGGAAGGCGATCACATCAAGTTCACAGTATTCCTTGACACAAACCATAATAACCCCGATGCTGTTGCTGCTTATGATCCCGATGAGGACACAGGCGTAGCTGCTGACGATGTACAGCTCGAGTTCCTCTGGGCTGGTTACAAAGATTTCCAGAAGATAGAGGCTGAAGCTCCTGCTGAGACTCCTGCAGAAACACCTGCTGAGACTCCCGCAACAACTCCTGCTGAGACTCCCGCAACAACTCCTGCTGAGACTCCTGCAACAACTCCTGCAACAACAGATACAGCTCCTGCTACAGGTGACACAACATCTGCTATTGCTCTCGTAGCTGTAGTTCTTGCTTCACTTGGTACTGCTGTTGTTATGACAAAGAAAGCTTCTGCTAAGGACTAATCCTTACATAACAGCTTTTAAATCAAAATGAAATTCGGCTGTCTGTGAAAACAGGCAGCCGTTTTTTACGCTTTTATGATATTGTTATTTGTGTAAACATCGGAGAAAATCTGTTCATATCCGAAATAACTGCTGTTTTTTCACTCTGAGAAAGATTTTCTGAAATGCTATACACTATACTCCCTGCACTATCGGATACATTTCCATGAAGTCCGTAGACAGCAGGGAGTTTTTCCATTCCTGAGAGAGTAAAATCATTGTTTGTTATTGAAAGAAGTGTTTCAATACTTTTTCTTCTGCCCTCATCACTTCTGTCAAAAAGAGGTACACCGAAAAGTCTTTCAAAAAGCTCAAGTCCTTCTCCTTCGGCAGTAAACGGGAAAGCTTCTTTTTCCAATTCATTTAATTCCTCAAAATACATATCAAGACCTTCCGCATAAGCCATAAGCTCTGCATATATAAGAGTTCCCTCAACTATGTTATAAAGTCCTGTGTCATTAAGTCTTTGTTTCAGAATAGCAAATTCGCCCATAAACAACCCCCTACATATCACCGACTGTAACAGTTTCGACTACAGCCAGACCTGATGCAGTAATACTTACATCGCTAAAATCATTGAACAAATAATTTTTTACCCCATCAGTATTTATTACTGCCCTGCCGACCTCTGCAGCAAGAACAGATTGTCCTACACTAAGCGAAAAGAAATATTCTCTTATACTTTCCTCTACTGCTGATTTTACCGCTGTGGTATTGTACCCGCTTTTCACAGTGATATTCACACTCACATTTACTGTTACGGCAGATGCAGTCAGCACCTGTACAGTCATTCCTGCACAGCGTTTCTGATTTATAATTTCCTGCACCTCAATTACCTTATTACTTGTGCATACCTCTCCCCTGCCTGCAATGAATACCTTCACAGCATTTGCCTGTTCCTGAATATTTGCAGACTGAACGCCGTCAACGCTTTGGGCTATCATACGATAATATTGTGCATTTGCACCGTTCGGTATATTTCTGTAGCTTTCCTCTATCCTTCTTCGCAGCATTTCATCATCCTCGTCATCAGTTCCTCCTGTGAAAGACGATGCATTTTCAACTATGATCCCTGCCGAGATGTATGTAAGCACACAGTTAACACTTCTTCTCGGAACATTGTATATAGTCCCCGATTTTTCAGCCTCTGCTGATATAGTAACCAAAGATTCTCCCTGTAAAATATGTGCTTCTTCCGTACTGATATATCTCAGACTTCCGTTTTCGTTTGTAAATAATGTACCTTGAGGTATTATAAGTTCATATTGTACAGGTGATTCTGTTTTTATTACAAGGATGCCGGATGCTTTATGTCCTTTATGTCTTGAAAGTCCTCTTGCTTTAGCGTGCATATCAAGCTGTTCACCTGTTGCAGTCGTAAAAAACATCTGTCTTTTGAGCCAGTCTATCTGAGTACCCATTGAAAAGATCTCTCCAGCCAGCACTTTCAAACGTATGCCTGTATCTCCGCATTCATCGGCATTATAACCGCTGAGTTCATGATATTTATTTTCCATTCTTTCAAGAATTTCATCGTAACTGTATGACATTCAATTCCTCCCTCTGTCCGTTTATTTCGACAGTAACATAAATTTCATTTTCTTCTCTTATAATATTTATGACTTCCGCTTCAGGTATACCGACAAGAGCCTCTCTCGCCTTTGCTATAATAATATCATCGTCATCATAAGAGGAAATATCACTTCCGATATTCCTGTTATATAAAAAACTTCCCTTTATCATTTTAATGGCAATATATGCCCTTTGGAATATTTCATCATTTCCGCTTATCATATATGTATCAATATCACCGTCAGCTTTAAGCTTATGATCCATATACAGCCTCCTCACCGTTGATATAAACTTTTCCGTCATTGGCAAGCTTTATTTCGGCACCGCCGCCTGAACGGAGTATTATTTCACCCGGCTGAATATCACCGTCATAAAAAGGAAGTCTTACCCCAAGACAAACAGGCCCATCAGTTGTATTAAGCACAACGACCTGATCATTTTTTGAGGGTACAGTTATTATTCCGGGGAGTGAAACCATAGTACAGGCACCGCTGCCGTCAACGCTTACAGTAGAAAGACGCACATCCTCACTTCCTCCTACCATTCCCGTGACCGCACCCGAATTATATTCCTTTTCCCCTATTTTCTTTGATAACCACATTATTCATCAACCTCCGCATAGATTACAGTTTTTTCTCCCTTACTGTCCGTAATAAAATGTATTTCCTTGATAATAAGCTTTTCATCGATTTTGGAAACAACTATCCTGTCACCTCTGCCGCAGTCAGCAATATTTTCAAATCCGATAATATAACTTTTCGCTTTGCGGTTTGAAAGTGCTGTAATTTCCTCCGGCATCATGGAACATTTCCTGTTCCTGTCCGCCATATTGAAACATCTTTTCCGGATAATACCATTCGACACAGCTTCGGGATTCACCGTATGCATACTGTAATCCCCGTTAGGATTTATCCTTGAATAAATATCCGATATTATAACACTTCTTTTAAATATGCGGCTTATTGACATTCTGCCGCTTAAAAATATGACATTCTCACTTTTTGTTTCGCCTGTATTTATGTAACCGTCATTTGTAACAAAAGGATGACTTCCATTTTTGAGTCTGCAAAAATTTTCGAGAACATCCCATTCACTCATACCCTTTGTTATTGTAAGATTACCGTTGAGTGCATCGGCAGATCCGATATAACCTTTAAACCCTAAAGTTTTAAAATGCCTTTCAAAAAGCATATCAATAGTCGGCAGACAATATGTAAGAGGCTGTGCTTCATTATCAAGAAGAAGAGAAGCCATACTTCTCGCTTTGATTTCAAGAATATATCCGTTTTTTATCATTCTTTCGGTCTGTTCATCAACAAAACCGTAAAACAGTATTTTTGATTTGCTGTAAACTTTGACAGAATATATCACAGGTATATTTCCCTGAACAAAAAAGGAAGCTTTCATACTGTCAGCAGGTGCATCAAGTGATGAAACGATATTCATTGAAAAAGGCTTATAAAAAGTTGTTTGTTTTCCGTTTACATCAGTAATGATATATTTCAGCACAGTCTCACCTTCTCTCCTGCACTTATCGGTATATCAGGACGTTTTATATGCGGATTCAGAGAAATAAGAAATTCGATTGGTGTATCATACATATATGATATATCCCATAAACATGAATTTCCGTTACCGATAAATAAAAGACATGATGTTTCTCTTACATTCTCAAAGCTTTCGATAAAAAGAAATTTATATCCTACAGCCCCTTCAATATCCGAAGCAACAAGTTCAAGTGTTTTACCTATCGCATAAAAAGGTTTCTGGGAGGGGATGTAAAGCATTCCGCCTCCCTTTTTTGCAAAAACCTTTTTAAGACGAAAAAAATCATTTATACAGTCTTTTCCGAAAAACTCACCTTCACCACTGATCACCCTGTGACCCTTACCGAGTTCCGTCACTGAATCTTCTGCAAAAGGAGTGATATTCACACCGATATTTTTTGAATGTGTAATATTTATAATTCTCGGATTTACGGGAAATATAAAATCCCTGTAACTCATTTTTGCATCAGTATTCATTCATTTCCTCCTCTATATCTATCTTACGGCTATATCTTTTTCTATCATTTTCCACCATAGAAGATATTTTTTCAAGTTCTGTACTGTCCGGTTTTGTATCGGAATTTACTTCATCATAAAAGTTTTCAGTTTCCTTCATCTATATCCTCCGTTTTAAGTCTCATAGCGATGATACTTATATGTTCCCTGAATTTTTCTTTATCTGCAGCAATATAAAAATCATCCCACATACAGCCGTAAAGTATATATCTTTTTCCGTCAATATCCGCTTTGAGAGTAAAATTGTCCATATCCGCAAAACCGCAATACTCAAAAGGCTTTTTGAATACTATGCCTGTAATTGCTGCTTTGTATATACTGTTTTTTCTGATATGACACATATCCTCACTGTTAAAGCATGAACGTACACAGTGTATTTCGGATTTTTTTCTTATTTCAATGCTTTCAGCCTGCATGATGATCCTATTGTCAATATATATGCACACATCTCTGCCGCATACTATCTGTTCATCACCGTTCAATCACCTCACCCCCGTATTCTTCTCACAGCACGAAGTCCGAATTTAAGCTTCAGGGAATAACCGTATGAATGTTCATCAAAACTGCATTCACCTGCCGAAATTGAGATTATTCTTTTTTCATCATCCAGATCTGCAAGTGCAAGGGTAACACATTTCGCACATTCTCTGCAATAATCTCCGTTAAACCCATCCGGTATAGTTATTTTAACCGTCATTACTTCTGTTTCTATAACTCCTTCATCATCCCCGAGAAGATACTGAGAATCAATTTTTTCAGTACCGAAACATATATACGGCACTGAAAGAGGAAAAGGCAGCTTTGCCGGATGTCCCTCAAGAACACAGCAGAATCCTTCCATAGCAGGATGATGTTTTGCTTTATCATACATATCAAGTGCAAATGACATACAGTTTACACTTCACCTCTTTCACATTTTCTTATACAAGCCTTGGTATAACACCCGAATTTAGTTTTTATATCATCAGTCCATAATACATAGTATTCATTTGTACCCTCTCTGACAATATCACCAATTACAGCATCATCAAGCAGTCCGCTCTGTGCTATTATAAATGATCTGTGGGGGTCTTTTATACCGTTATGATTTCTGACGATCCCTCCGGAAAAGTTTTCTGCATATCTTTCAGGATATATGACAGCTTTTCCTCTTTTGCCGTTGATACGTATATCACGACCACTACTTTCTATAGCCTTTGTAATTTCATCCTTCATATAATTTTTTCTCCTATATTTCAGGGTGACTGCCAAAATGACAGCCACCCGTTTAAATAATCAGCCTACAGATGTAAATGCAAAGCCGTTATCCTTAAGTATTTCAGAAATATCATTATATGCCTGTCTGCAAAGTTCCTCAGCCGAATTTGCCTGATCAATGGCATTTCTTTTTGAGATTATATCTCCTACACGAATTTCAGTTCCCGTACCGTCTGATACTTTCATAAGAGTATATCGGTAATATGCAGTTGCAGCCGCTGTATAATTCAGGCTTTTTGTGTATTTTGAAAGAGATATGTTTTCTTTCAGTCTTGCCTCAACATAACTGATTGCAGCTTCGCACAAAAATCTGTAATTTGTGGCATCTTCTTCGGTAAGTCCGGAGATCTTTGTAAAAATAAGAAGTATTTCTTCTATATCCATTTTAAGCTCTCCTGATTAATATGTAAGAACCTTAACAGCATCA